CTTCTGTAGGACGTCGCAGTACTCGGCGAAGTCATTGATGAGTGGGTGCTCGGTGTTCACCATACCGACCGTAGCCGTCTTCTCCAACGACTCGATCATCCTCGCCTGGTGAGAGAAGACTCCATTCTCGAGCAGCAGAGGAGCCAACGTAGAGAACGCTGCCTTGACCATCCCTGGATCTTCGGTGACTACACCCCAGACCGATACGATCTGACCCAGACTTGTCCCCTCGAGACTCGCCTGCTTGACCTGCCCGAAGAGTCGCCCGGTGATGTCGAGGTAGGCACCCTCGAGGGCGCTGAGCTCTCCAGTGAGTTGGTCGTAGGCCGCAGCCAACTTCTGATGCGTGTCCCACGCGTCCCGGAGCGGCTCCTCGTATGGGATGGCTGCATCCTCGACACCGAACGCCTCTTGAAGACGTGTGTCGACAACGCCAATCCTACTCTCGTTGACTGCCGCCTTCTTCACGACATCTGGAGGAGGAATGGTGTAGTCCAAGTCTCCCTTGTCGAAGACGGTTCCTCCACCACCGTCATTCAAGTCCTTCAAGACCACCGAGGGATCTGCTGGACCACCATCGAAGGAGATGAACTTGTGATCCGCCTCCTTGTTGAACCTCTCCAGGTAGGCATGAGTGTTGGTGAACTCAACCACACGCTGTACCTGCTGAGGTGAGAGCCCAGCCTTCTTCGTCACCTCAACGACTGCCTCACTCAAGTTGCAATCGCCGCATGAGTAGAGGGCCGCAGCTTGTTTGCCCAGCGTCTCCAGCTCTTCTCCACTCTTGGCTTTGGACGAAGCTTGCTGCAGACGAGTCACCGAGGGGAGATCGTGCATGCCTAGAGCCTACCTCACGGCCGAGGCCAAGGGAAGAAACTGGGTCCACGGCCGGGCATAAGAGTAATGAGGAAGCATGTCTTTTCAACGGAGGCCAACATGCCGACAACCAGAGAGATCGATCTCGACGAGTTCAAGAAGCTAGCCACCATCAGGAATCCGGGCACACGCACCCTTGAACAGATCGAGAGAGATGGTCACCCACTCATCCTAGAGGAGAGCGTGTTCTCCGACCCCGGTGACGACTACGCAAAGGTCATTCAGGATGGTGAGCAAATCCTCTACATCCCTGGCTACTGACTTAGCGGCGACAGTTTCGACTGATTCGTCCAGGAGTGTGTGGTTTCCCCTCGACCACACACTCCTCTTAGCTATGATGCCAAAACATGTGGATGTCGTACGAAGAAGCGAAGGAAGTTCTGGGCGTAAGTGTGAGACAAGTTCAGAAGTTCGTTCGAGAGGGAGTCCTTCGACGAAACAGTGATGGACTACTGAGAGAAGAAGAGGTCTACGCCCTGTCCGAGCTTCGTTCCAGAGATCTGGACTTGGCAGAGGTAGCAATGATGGCCAAGCAGGCCGTGCTACGTGTAGGCATGCTGGAACGTCAGCTCGAGGCCCTGACTTCAGCCTTCGGGATCCTCCAGACTCCTCCCGGAACTGACGAGGCGGACATACTCGAGCTCTATGAACGAGCCGGGTATGTACTCAGGCCGAAGTCGAAGGATGAAGAGAGGGAGCCAGACTCGATTGAGGAGATCATGTACTGGGCGAGCGTCTTCGGCTTCATGTCTGAGGAATACCTCATGAGCCTTGAGGCTTGCACCGCAGATCCCAACTCCTGGAGAAGACTGATGACAGTAGGAGCCAAGCTGTCTGAAGGAGCGGGCCGAGCTGAGAAGATGAAGGACATCGAACTTAGGCTGGCTATCGGAGTGCTGGAGATGAACCGTCAGAATTTGAGGAACGCAGTCATCCTCTACCTCAAGGTGCTGGGAAGAGATCGGGAAGTAGAAGAGTTGGTCAGTCTACCCACCATCCATGAACAGATCGCTGACCTGGCTTTGGTTCAGAGCTAAAAAGAATTCCTGGGAGGTCTGTTGAGGGGGTTAAGAGACTCTCTCAGAATTATTTTCTCCCTCCTCTTATTTTTCTTCCTTCCTACACTACCTATCTACATACAGCACGATCAGCATGATTGATGCTGGATCGTCCTTCTCTGGAAGACGTCCTTGCAAATCCTGCCCCCGATTTCAGAGACTATCCCTGATAGCCAGCTCCACCTATGTACTCACTAACCGGATTACCCTGCTCATTCTCCTTACGTGGGGTAATGATGTCTGGACGAGGGACCTTCAACATGGAGGCCAACCAGGCATAGAGGATGGCTTGGAAGGTATCGTCCGGCTTGTCCGGAGCGTGCTTGTACATGATCATCCTCAGTTGCTCGTTGTACTCACTGAAGATGTTCAGCATGTCCTGACCATACGGGTCCCGGAACTCTTCCCAACGTGGGAGCTCACACTTGTTCGCCTTGATGGCGTTGAAGATGTCGCTCATCACCTCGGTTCGGTGAACGATGAATCGGTTGAGATTGCCCTGCCACGACACCTTTCGGTTCGGTCGGGCAGCGTACTGATACCGGAACGCACGTTGTGGACCGAACCTCTTGATGAGCTTGTTGTTTGGGAAGAAGCCTCCGCCATAGTCCATCCCAATCACAGCCGGACGGAAGTAGACCAGCATCTCGATGATCTTCTCGATCTGAATCTCAGGGTCGACATCGGGCCCCACAAATCGATGCACGTAGAAGACTCTGAATTTCTGATTCATGTAAGTCGCCAACACCAGCACCGTGTAAGAGTGCTCACCGGTTCCCCAATCCAACCCGGCATAGATTGGATAGCTAGGGGACATCTGACGGTACTGGTCTAAGTCCGTCATGAGAATGTTCTCGTTGCAACAGTCCTTGACCTGACCGGTTGTCAACGGACGCATGCCAGAGTCGTATGAGAGACCGAGCACCTCGTTGTAGAACTTGTCGCGTGGGTAGCGTTGGTAGTCGAGGAGGATTTCATCCCACGGCTTCCAAGGAACCATGAGTTGAGGAATTCGGTATCCCTCGAACGGCGCGTCCTCAACCATCTTCGCCCACTGCGCTCTGGGATCCATCGGGTTGATGAGGGTGTGGCACTTCTCGCAGACCAGACCACGCTTACCGATGTTCTTCTCACCCAGGATGTTCCAGTGGTTGCATCCGCTACAAGGAACTACCCACTCGCATTGAGTCGAGAGCCGTTCCCAGTAGTACTCGATGTTGTTGTCCAGGCTCTTGGGCGTGCCAGAGTAGATGTGACGCTTGTACCTAGTTGGAGCGTGTGCGGTGCACTGCTCCAGCACTGGGATGTTGTCACTGAGGATGTCCTGGAACTCATCGATGTCCAGGAGCCAGGCGGGGATGCCTCGAGCTCGGTCTGCATTCAGGAACGCGTACCGCATGGTGATCTTCGACCGGTTAACGAACTGCTTCTCGAAGATGTTGCTCGAGAGCATGCGAGTCGTGAACCTCTTCAGAACCGGACTGGTCTCAAGTGGTTCCTTGATACGGTCGTTGCTGAATGTCTTCGTCTGAGTGGCAGACGGTGAGACGTACAGAGCCTTGTACGCCGGCACCATGCACATATAGGTGAGCGAGATGTTGCCAAGCAACGTCGACTTCTCCACCTGCCTTGCACACTTCAGAAGCATGCGCCTGGCAGGGGTGTCGTAGATGCGAAGCAGATGCCGACGGCCTCTGAACGAGAACTTCTCAAACCCAATGTGCGTCTCCGATGGCATTCGGAAGGCGTAGTGGGTGAACTGAGAGGGGTGATAGTCAGCTTCTTCCTAGTAGACAAGCACACGGAATCACAAGAGCGAGCTCTGAAGAGCTACTTGAGAGCGTACGCCAAAGAGTGCGGTTGGAGGATTACGGAAGTGAAGTTTCGCCATGGGCGGGTGGACTTCCTAGCGAGACCGGCGCCGCCTCCTGATGAGCGTCGAGAGCGTTATCTAGCTTATCGAAGAACTTTAGAACAAGAGCGTCTGGGTCGATGACGTTCGAGAACCCATTGGCTCTGAACCACCACGAGTAGAGCTCGTCGGTGTACTTCGCCATCAGCCTGGGAAACTCGGCCTGAAAGTGCTCCATCGAAACCTTGGTGAGCATCAGCGGGAATGCTCCATCTGAACCCTCCCACCAGTGTTGGACCGGTCCATCCGCGAGCTTCTCACCCTTCTCGGTATCAGGCCGAACCTCCGACGGTAGGTAGAAGTGGACCTCGATCCCCTTTTGAGTGATGGCATACTCAGCCTCGAAGGTAGTGAAGTCCTTCACCAGCTTGAACTTGATCACCGCATCGTCCACGTTCATCCCTACCGCATGTACATCCTTGGTCTCGGAGGTAGCAGCATGGATGAACTCCGCCTTATCTGTTTCATTCCCCCGAATGACCACTTGTTTCTCGTTCGACATCGGTCTCTCCCAATGGCTCTACACTAACAGTGTGATTGCCATCACTAAGTTGTTTGATGTGCGGTACTTCACTAGCATCAGTATCCAACTTGATGCTCGCAAGATCTTCCCGCATCTCTTCTTCGACATCACCAACGTCACTGACGATCTGATGCATTAGGTTGGCGACGGTAGCGAAGTCTCTAGCTCTCTCTGCGCCCTTCCCACCTACGTTCGTTTGCCCCAGCGTCTGAGCGATGGCTGCAGTTCTAGTAGCGTTGGCCAGACGACGGATCTCCATGTTGCTCGGCATGAGACCCTTGCGGATCAAGGTCATCATCGTATTGACGATGGGTACGTTCGTGTCGGCTGCGATGCAACGTGGGTCACTGTACGAAGACTTCACAGCCATAGCACTCAGTGCTCTTACGTCGTTGTCCTTGCTCGCGTCACCATCTACTGAACGAGTGAAGAGGACAGTTTTGAGCTCAGACGAATCCAACAGCTTCATGTTCCAGTAGAAGTGGCAATACATGTCGACTGCACGAGATGTGGACTGGAATCCATCCCTTCTGAGTAGGCCAGCAATCCAATCAGACGACATGCCAGAGATGGTGCAGGTCTCGATGAGCTCCTTCGCTTGAGGCTGACTCAAGAAGTTATCGCTCAGCTTCACATCGCTGTCCGGAACGAACATCGATCGAATACCGAGACGGATCAAGAACCTCTGTGACCGACGGTGTCCAACGTCCGACGGATAGTATGGAATGGGTCGAGCCCCAATCGCGGCCAGTAACTTCTTGGCGTAGGGCTCACCAATGAAGTCCAGCTGCTGGCTTTTTACGATCTCTCGTACCTGTTCCAGACTGTAGTTGTCTGGATGAACCAACAGGTACTTGAGGTAGTACTCGCAGGGACTTCGTCGTGGAACCATCCACCGAGAAGGTGTCGCACTTTATCGACTACGTCAAGGAGATGAAATTTCAGGCATAAGAGTAGTAAGAGGAAACCAACTACTGCCTGGAGGTAGTGATGGACTACTGCTCGAAAAAGTATCGGCGACCCAAATGGCTGGAGCCTCAAAAGGAGAGGCCAGGAGAGCTGCTATCCGAGCGAGAGGAGCGAGAGGAGAGGGCAAAACGACTAGATAGGCTAGCCTGGGACCTACACTTCGATGAAACCAGGAGGGCACTGCGCCCAGCATGAGCGCAGGTCAAAGCGGACTCCACATCCGCTTTGCTTATCCCCAGATCACTGCTGGAAGGCTAGGATCTTGAGGCCCTCGAGGACCTCTTCCGTAGACCGAACAGCCTTTTCTAGCGCTGAACTTGGTACGTCGTTCATTCCAAGTCGAGACGCCAGCAGCAGTTCACAGAGCTTGGTTTGAGAATCCTCAACCACCGGGAGGTAACCCACGAAGGTCATGATGTTCTCGGGGTTGATGAAGCCCAGGCTGAGGACAGTGTCGACAGCGGTGGGATCTGGGATGACCGCTGCTTCCTTGAGGAGAACCTTCCGGAGAACGGGGAAGTCCGCCAACCGTTCGGCTGCTGCCTCCTTAGCCTTCTCGAGCTGAACCTCAACCGGCTGAATGTACCGCCCGATCCGCACCTGTACTGGCGCCGCGCCCAAATGAGCCTCGGCCAGCTTCTGGGCGCCGTAGCCCTGTTCGACCCCAAGGCCGGCCAAGAGGAACATCGCACCATCGAGGTTGATGAACTCACGCTCATCATGAGCCAGCTTCTCCACCGCTGGACCATCGATGCTGTAGACGTCGTAGTCTCCAGATCTAACAGTGACTGAGGCGAAGGAGCGCATGGCTGCCGCCTGCTTATTCTCCTCGTCCTCTCCACCAGCTAGTGAGACCTCCGCCGAGTCCCCGAGAGGCAGCCACTTCCAGTGGGCGGGCACGAGCATCTTGCCATCCTCGGTCCCAACCACAGCTTGGATGTTGGGTTGTACGCTTACCTCAACGGGTCGCCCGTCGAAGGTCTCACCTTGCGAGGTCTTGAGCTCCGGTTCTTCCGGGGTAGAAGAGGAGCCGCCGAGCGTGATGGGGATGGTCGCAAGTACCCCACCATCGGTAATGTCGTAAAACGCACCGGTCCCTGAAGGAGGTCCACTCGGCAACTCCCAAGTTTCACCAGCCGAGATCCCCTCAATGTCCGCTTGCACAGCAGACTGCGAGCCGTTGGTGAACAGCGAGATGGGAAGCTGCTCTCCATCGACATCGAAGAGGTTGGGGATGACGACGCCCACCAACTCCTTGCCTTCGCTAGTCTGAACCTTGTACAGGCCAGGCTCAGCAACGGGCTCGGCTTGCTGGGTCTCTACATTCGGAGCTTCAGTCTCTGCTCCTTCGGCGATCGTGGCTTGACCAGACAGGTCTGCAGCTAAGGCGACCTTGTTCCCGAGAGCTCGAACTACTTCACCTCGGTTAAGTACACAGGTCTCCGG